CGATACATCAATTTCGGATTCGATGGTCTTGAGGTTTTCAATCGTGGAATCGAGAAGAACCGCTATTTTGTCGACCAGTTCCTTTTTCGACGGCGTATATTTCGGATAAACCAGGTCTATCCCCGCATATTTAGCATATTTCGGACCAAATGCGGCCAAGATGATTTTCTCGACGAGCCGGCGCGCAGTGTCGCGGTCCTTCACCATACCCAACTTCTGTTGGGTTGAAAAGGCGTCGACCAAGTTCGCCACCATCCGTTTGTAGGTTTTGACGGGAACGGGGAAGTCGCCGTGGCTACTACTCGCCTCAATATCAAAACTGCAGATTTTATAGGGAACGCGCGTCTCTTTCGTCGGCTGCGGCTTCAAATCCGAAATTCGGCAGTTATATTCGTAGTTGCAGGTCGTTCGCTTTTCATCGACAATCTCCTCGGCCGAGTCCGTTTTCACCAAGACCCATCCGGATGGACTGATACTGTTGATATGGAAATATCGCAAAAGAGGGGGAATATTGCTTTCATATAGTTCGAGCCGCGTATTCTGTGAGACGAAGGGTTCACTTATACGACGCCCTGTCTCCTCATTATACTTATACCACATCCCCTTGACTTTATTCATACCAGCCGATGTAGTAAAGACGAGTTTAGCGAATTTGTGCATCTTACCCCCCGTAAATCCATATAGTTTATGGTGCTCGACTAGGGTCGCGGAAACGAGGGCGCGACCATGCGACCCAGGGCCGAGTTTGTTCTTTATATCGCTATAAAGCCGGTCCACGTGCGATTGCGTCCAGTTCTCGCCGACTTTGATATAGAAGAAGGGGGTGTAATTGCGAATATAGAACGCCGCCGTCTCACCCCGCTCATTGATGCCGAACATTTGTATTACGAACCGGTCGTCCTCTCGCCGAGTGGGCGGTTGACGCTCTCCGTCACTGTTCCCCGGAGAATGCGTACGTGACTCGTCATACACTTGGAAATCGATGAGGCGGAACGATTTGCCGCGTACAATCTTATTGACTTTTATACGTTTGGTTTCGTCGCCCATGGTAATCATATTATAGACAATCGGTTTAGGTGTTTTTTGGGTAAAAACAATTTGCCCCCATATAAATCAATTTTGTGCGGACCCACCTTTGGACCCTAGATATAATATGCACATTGTATAGGCGTATTATATACATGTCTAATAAATTCCAGTGGATAAATATAACCTATCTATTTTCATATTGGATTTTCGCATGGTATTTGATATATTACTTTAGTGGGTTCGACGTTCCCAATCCGAAATTGACCCTTATCGGCGGGGCGGCGTTTGTCTCAGGGGTGACAGTATTGATGTTTTTGTATAAGACCAAACCGTGGATTATAGCAACCTTTGTAATTATGAATATTATCGTGAAATTTATACCATTATACAGTATTTGGACAACTACAATACATTTAGAGGACTGGGTTGCCACCTTTATCCTTTTGACCGTCTATTTGGGATGGATGTATCTGAATGGAAACGGGCTAGGTTTTCATTATTACGTGGTCGCTATAAAGAATCTGATAAATAACCGAATAAACTTACCCGGTCTTATCTTAGTAAACTATCTTTTTGGGGCGGTAAATCATTTTGCAAAGTTTGCTCGCATCCATTGATATAGTTTACCTTCTCGGGGTTGCGGCCAGTTTTTACTTATACAAAGAACTGGACCCAATTGAACGGTTGTCAATGGGTTGGTGTCTGAGCGAGTGGACCCGGGTATACAAAAATGACATAATAAAATATAACCGGATATTGTATATGAACAAAATCGATGTTTTAGGCTATGTGGTGATAGGTGTTTTCTTAGTAGGATGCCTCTATTATTATTTTTCCAGTGACGATTTTCAATTGAAGTGTATTGTATCCACCGTGGATGGTAATAAATATTGCGTGAGAGAGCGTAGTCAAGAACAGGCTGCTGCCGATTTGCTCGCAACTGTCACCGAGAAATGTCGGTCGCTCGTGGAATATATGAAGCAGAAATTCCCCGATAAAGACAGCGTACAACGTCTCGTCCAGAATTTCAATCCTCAAAAGGTAATGGAAACCTTGCCGACGAGCACCTATACTGCCTATAGTGAAAACAAGGGGGAGAAAATTGCGTTTTGTCTGAACCGGGAAAAGGGCGATAATGACAAGATGATTGATGAGCATACACTGACGTTTGTTGCTATACACGAACTGTCACATACAATGACGAAATCGATTGGTCATAAGACCGAATTTTGGAGCAATTTCAAATTCCTCTTGGAAAATGCCAAAGAATCGGGTATTCACGACCCCGAAGACTATAAGAAATCGCCGAAGGAATATTGCGGAATGAAAATCCACGATAATCCATATTATGATGCATGAACAATATAAACATTTGTAGACTATGATGGATATTATGTATTTGAGCGACGGCGTGAAAACGATGCGACTGACGCCATCTGAGGCCATCGATTTAGAATTGAAGTTGAATGTGAGCAAAAATGGACGAAAATGGTCCGATATTGGGGATATGTTATATGTATACGGAACAGGAAACGCAGGTGACAAAGGTAATGCAGTGAACGCATTTGAACAAATCTTAGTATCATCGGAGCAATATCAATATTTAGTATTGCTAAAGTCCATCGATAGTTGGCAAAATGTCCAAGAATCCGGGTTGTAAGAATGATGAATATACAATATAGTCATCATTTGAATTTATCGTCTCGTATGTCGCTTACCCACATTCGATTTTCTAGCCTTGGATTTTCTAGCCTTGTGTTTAAATGTTCTTCTTTTTACACCATTTCGCATTTTTGATGCGAAACCAGCATCACCTTCCCCACTCCTAACCGCCCTCTTTGTGGGCATTTTGAATGAGAAAAGATGTAATGCTTTTGATTTTTTAGACCGTTTATTGTGCGTTTTTCTGTATCGTTTTCCACCGACTTCTTCTTGTTCTTGTTCTTGTTCTGGTACTAGTTTTTGTCCTGCTTCACTGGATATATCACTGTGACCGGCAGAACTATCATCGGATGGACCATTTGACAAGGCTTCATAACCTGGATTTATATAAACTTGAACCCCTGCATCTTTATAACTTTGAAAAATATCGGTTATATCCGTTAGAAAATGAAAATATTTACCTTTTATTTTTAAATCTTCCTCTTTTAATCCTTCCCGAGCCTTATGGTCTAGAGATTTATAGTTATAAACACCTTGTGCATTCACTCCAAATTCGAAAATATAATGAGACAAATTTTTGACAGTATCCTTTGCATCTAGGTGTTCCTTTGCATCTGGTCCTTTCGTTGTATTTATCTTAATATTTTCTAAAAATACTTTTAGGAATGCATCGTCATGAGTATGAGTCGGAACCATTGCATTACGAGTCAAGTCGTGAATAACATATACATTTTTAGAACCTTTATATTTCTTAGCTAAATTAAGGGCAGTATCACGAACACACCAGTCGCCCGCTAGTCCAACAACATATATATTTTTTATAATTTCGGGCACATCAAATCGATTTGCGGGTTTTATTAGGCCGTTGGTATTAAAAAAAGACTCTATAATATTTGGGTCGCTTGGATTATGTGCATAAAATGTGCCACTATTTATCTCTATTTCTTTAGCATCTTGTGTACATTTTGATAATTCTGGTTTACGTTTATCTGAATCTGAAACCTTTTGTATAATTTTATTACTACTAGAGACTGTCTGCCTTTCATAACCATTAACTTTTCTATCATCAACTGCCTCCTCCGTACTTTTAGGAAGACGTTGTCTTTGTCCCGATAATGCATATTCTCTATCCACCTCACTTTCTACCGGATACGGAAACCCCGCAAATGAATCGACATTTTGTTGACAACCTTTGAAAACAACAGCTATATTTTTTCCATCCTCTACAATTTTTCCATCCTTTCCAATTTTTCCAATTTTTCCAATTTTTTTAGTTTTAGTTTTAGTTTTTAAAAAATCTAATATTTTGGGAGCAAATCCAGACCCATAACTTTGATTTATACAATGTGGTGGAAATATACCAGATGGGGTTTTACGATTTTCTTTTCGTGTACAGCCGCTTTCATTAAATGAACAATGGTCGCACGTGTGAACGTCGCGGGTAAATACAATTTTACCTTTATTGTCAAATTTATCGATTAATTTAAGCATGGGTTCAATAATATCCTTACCATTATTTACCGCAAATGTACCTATATTATTTGGTCCTTTTAGTTTATCGTTTGGTACATCTAAAAAATCGTTTTGCATGTCAATGACCATTAATAGGTCAGATGGTCCTGGAGAAATTGATTCATAATCCATTTTTAATATAACATCATTGGAAATTGCTTCATTATTTAGAATACGTTTTTTCAAGAAATAATCGTACAATTCTCTGGAATCAGCTTGTCCTTCTTCAAGGGCCTTCGCACCACCATGGTATTTAGACATACTATATTATAAACATAGATTTTATACATACAAACTCTGTGCTGTGGCGATATATTTCAATATTGAACCATCGACCCCCTTTAGTTTTTCCAATAAAGCCATATCGCCCCTCCATTCGGCCACGGCCACCAATTCTTTGGAAATTGCACTTATTTTCAACATTGCTTTAGCATAATCCCCCACGGAAATCTCCTTTTCTTTCAAATGAGTCTGAATAAAGGCTTTACATTGCTCCTCCGATTCACACCCACACCACGTCATTGTTGCGTCGACAATATCATATGTCGGAAATTGGTCCGTTAATTGGTTCAATCGGGCATCACATTCCAACTGTCGCCCCTTTTCGAAAAGCGCACCCGTCTCATTCAACAGTGTTTTCAGGTCGGCGTCGTCGGTCACAGGTACTCCCTGACGAATATCGTCGGGGACCTTTACGTCGGTAAAGGCCGATAAAAATCCCACGATTTGGCGCGTCGAAAAAACGGCTAAACCCCCCGTCTGCTCCAACATCGTTGCTAAAACGGGTGCATCGACCTCGGATAAATAGGTCGCCATTACACCTAAATCAGTCAGCTCCAATGAATCGTCGTTTCTAAGTACGAGTCCGCGTTGGGCCAGTACGTCGGCAACGCGATGGATTGTGCTCGGAATATATTCTTCTAAATGGAGACGATTCGTCGATTCGGTCATGAACGCATTGCAAGCCGCTTTATAATCCGCCACCCGTTTCACATCGTCCAAGCAATGGCGATAGTTCTCCTGAATATCGCGCAATCGCCGGTCGATTTCCTTGCGCTTCTTATTGACCGCCGTCTTCATATCTTCCGACAATTTCAGATATTCATCGCATATGTCACGGGGGGTTCTCAATGCCAATACGATTTCCTCTTTATTGTCCATCGACTTTTTCGCCGCTGCCTCTTGAATCCGTTGGCCCTCGAGCTCGCGTTCAATCTCGTGTTTCATCATACTCTTCTCCGCGAATTCGACGATGTCGGCCACCGTTCCGACCCCGCCCCCGTTTTTCAATACATTTAGCAAAAGTCCGTAGGTAATGCGGAATTTGGAGACCAGTGTGGGCGGTTTGCCCCGGAGCATCGTGCGATAATCGGTAATATTCGGTATAGGGAATAGATTCGAGCAATGGACGACATAGCCGACCGTGTCGATTCCGCGTCGGCCCGCCCGACCCGCCATCTGCGTATATTCGTGGGAATGGAGTAAACGTTGCTCGGAGCCGTCGAACTTGGTAATACCCGTCATTACAGCGGTCTTAATCGGACAATCGAGGCCGATGGCGAACGATTCGGTCGCAAACAGTAGCTTGATTACCTTTTTCGAAATCATGAGTTCGACGATTTCGCGCAATATCGGAATCATACCGGAATGGTGGATTCCGATGCCCTTTTCCAAGAGTGCGACTAATTCGATGTATTCGGGGAGGGCCAAATACTCGCGAAAATTCGGCAGTTTTCGCACATAGGATTCGCATTCCCGGGCAATGGTATAGGGGACTTTACTGTCGTCCTCTAAAAGGGGCACCGTGATTTCTCTCGCGCATTGCTCGACATTCTTGCGTGAAAAAACAAAGGCGATTGCGGGCAACATTTCGCGGTCTCTCAGAAAAAGCGCCAAATTGTTTAGCACGTGCTTCCGTTTCATATAAATCTGCCGCGTATCAAACAACTGGCGCATTTTCCGGATTTTGTGGAAACCCTCGTCCGCGAATTCGCCCTGCGCGCTCTGTAATACAATCAAATTGTTGGTAGTATCGCGAATCTCCTTTTCCAAGACTTTGTCCTTCATCCCTTTGAACAGACTCTCGACCACCGTCAAAAACCCGTAGTGGCTGAGCGGGACGACGCGCTTATCGGTCGAGGCCAATATCACCTGTTTGTCCGTATATCCGCGCTCGCACCATTTAGCGAAACGCTGGGGCGAATCAATCGTGGCCGACAACATCACCATTTGTATATGAGGCGGCAGCATGAGTATTGTCTTTTCCCATACTTGGCCTCTTTCGGGGTCATTAATATAGTGGATTTCATCGAAGACGACGCATCCCAATTCGCGCTCAATATCAATATTAAATTGTATTAGGGAAGAGGGCGTGTCGCCACAGGTTTCGCCCTGTCCTCGGAACAGATAATTCATGAGGATTTCCGTCGTCATAATAATGACGTCCGCCTCGGGATTCGTCTTAATATCGCCGGTCATGAGACCGAATGTAATATTGGGATATTTGGCGGTGAAATCGTGGTATTTCTGATTCGACAGGGCCTTAATGGGGGACGTATATACGACCTTTTTCCCGAGACTGTGGAAATATTGTATCGCGAATTCGGCGGGCAACGTTTTGCCAGAGCCGGTGTGTGCAGTCACGAGGGCGTGATTACCATCGACGACGGCCTGAATAGCATACTTCTGGAAATCACTGAGTGGATAAGAGTACCATTCGAAATATTCTTGGTATTTCGAATTGTCGGAATCACTATAGGGTTTATCACAAATAACGACCATATTATATATTACCGGATTGTTAGTATAGTATGGGGCGATGGCTTTATTCGCTTTTGAGATATTATTATTGACCTTTGATTGGTACGTTTTACACCTTTTTGCTTTTACAATGCGAAAAAGCAACGTTACGTTTTGCCCATTTACGCCCACTTCGTAGGCGTTTTTAATGAGAAAAGGTGTAATATAAACATACCATTGTAAGAAGACCCATAAATAATCTGCGACTATACTATATACTTTAGTCATTCGATGAAT